CTCTACAATAGTATTAGCATTGATTTCATGTGCGTTTGCTTTGGTGTAGTCTACATCAAAGTTAAACTCTTCCATCTGTGGTGGAATAATACTACCATTGGCAATGAGATGAGGAGCAGGCACATTACATAGCACCTTACCATATATCTCCTGATTATTCATTCCACGGGAGTGTGGGTTACGTGAAGTACGTGGTGTAGCAGTAAAGAAATACGCTTTCTTAGCGGTGAGAGAGGCAGAAGCGACACCAACAAAGTGATGCCTACCGACTGCATTGTGCGCTTCATCAAAATATACCACATCGATGTTGATGCCTGCGTTGATGATTTTCGGTAGCGAATGATAGGTCGTAAAGATGAGTTGACGGACCCCTGCTGTTTTGCAAATAGCGTCATGTAATGCAATCTGGTCGGATTTAGTAGAAGAATTGTAGTGTGTCTCACCACTATGCACATGCATAATCTCTGCATTGGTGATAAACTCTGTAAACTCTGCACAGAGTTGATTAGCAAGCAGAATACGTGGTGCTACAACAACAATAGTATTAGCACCATTATCAAAGTTACGCATCGCATCAAAAATCATGATGGGTGTCTTGCCACCACCAGTCGGGCAGTATACCTGTCCTTTGTTAGCAGTAGCGAGTGCGTCGAGTGCTTGCTGCTGGTGGTCGCGAAGTTGCATGGTGCTTGCGTCTCAATACATGTATTATGGCATAAAAAAAGCACCCCGTCAAGGGGTGCAATGATAAGTATTACTGATGTATGTCAATCATAAGCATCAAAATCCTTAAACTTAGAAACCTTCTTGTTTTTGTTCTTACGATGTGCGTTTTGCACGTCGTAACCAAACGTTTCGTAGTCGTCTGCATAAACGTCTTTGACATTTTCAGACTGAGACTTGCTATACTTCTTGAATGTTTTGCCCATTGTTAAGTGTCAAATGTGGATGACGTTTTTATTTAGAATTATCACTCAGTCAACATGGTGAGATTGCCACCATTGACCTGTGAGTTGACGAATCGACCAACAGAAATATCTGAATAACCAGTATCAATGCCCTGGTCAAATTCTGCAAGGAGTTGTTGCTCAAACTGAGCAGCATCCTCACTTTGATAATTATACTGTTTGTTACTTGATTTGTAAATGATACTGACTTGATTGTTGTCGGTATCAATTTCAATTGCCTGAATAACAGATGATGGCAATTCAGAATAAACTTTGTTAGGCATAGTAATTTACTGAGTAACGATGAGTTTCATTTGAAGGTGGTCATAAGATTGTAACTTTGCACCTTCGGGTAGTTTGGAGACAAGAGCAGCAGCATAATCTGATGGATACTTATCTCTTAGACGAAGATAACGAGCACGTTTGTCTTCGTCGTCAAACTCAGGCACATACTTGGTGACATAAACATCACCCTCTAGTGTAAAGTCTTCCCATGTCAAGTCAGGAAGGATTGATTGGATGTCTTCTTTGATGAAATTCATTTGGTGAAGATAGCGTCGGTGTACTCTTGAGTCAATGCTTCAATCTGTGACATGTAGTATTGCAAGTGAGCATAATACTCTAGCGTGTCATCATCCATCTCATTACCTGAGACCTCGATGATTTCACCGTTTGTGCGACAGTGTAATGCACCATTACGCATAAAATAAATATCGTCGCCAAGAGCGAGATAATTCATAGCAGGACGTTTAGCAGGTGTAATTAGTGTAGCAGTGAGGGTTTGCATTGTCAAGTTGTGTTGAGAGGTGTTACAAGCGATTAAATGCGCTCTACAGGCATCATACCATGGATGCCAGGACATATCAAGCATGAGTATTTAGTTTAACGGTAGAGATAACCACCTGCCCAATCTGCATGCTCAAGCAACCACTCACGCTCGGTGATTACTAATAGATTAAACCTTACTCCCTTAGCAGGTGCTTTGACTGATGCTGGTTTGTATACTTCGCCGCTCTTCCTATCAATGAATGCATGCACTGATTCAATCTCACCATCTATACACTGCATCACCTTGTTATACTTACGACCAGAGACTAGTGCATAAGAATAGTTACGACCAGTTGGATGCTGACGTTGATAGTTTTGTTGCAACGCATCACATAGCATGAGACTATACTTTGTGACATTCAACTGATTGGTGTTACGCGCATCTTGCTGTGCTTTGAAGTCAGTGAAGGTGGTGGACAAGGTGTTTTCCTTTGTTGATGAGTCAATCATAGCAGAGTCTAGACCATGTGGAGCAGGTGAGTGGACAGTCTGTGGAGTGTCTACGAAAACTTAACGTTAACACCCATAACTTTTGCGCTAGGATTGCGGGCTAATGCTGTACGTCGCGCATCTTGTGGATTAGCAGCAATAACTTCCTCTTCAAATACTGTGCCAGCAACGTAAAGTCTTACAAGGAAAGTCATGATTCAAAAAGTGAGATTTGCTCGAATTGAAGATGGTCACAGCACGAATCATCATCGTGCAAATCAATCATGTCAGTGTCAACATGACTGAATAGTTTGTCAAATAGGTCGTCAACGAACTCTTTGCTCGATTGTTGATTCATAGTAATTCATCATTTGAGTGTCACGCTGCGCTAAGAATAGCAGGTAACATGTGATAGCGACAATAGCAAAGATGCCGCCCAAGAGATACTGTGTGATTTTCATCAAATTGCCATTGGGAGATACTCGGAGCGTGGCATCTGCTCAAGGTTAAGGTCAGTCACCTCAGCACCGTTAGCAAGGCGCTCAGACCACTCGTTACGTGCTGTGAGAGCAGTGACAGTGCTGTAGGACTTGAGACCGTTAGCGTTGAATGTGACGCGCTTCTGAAAGCGTTTGACAATCACACCGTCTGCTTCAGCGATGAATGCCTCGGGAAAGAAATCAACTGTGGTGACGTTGTTTGTGAGTTGCATTTGAGTGGGTTGGTTGCTGATGAATTAAGTATAGGGCATCGAGTGCCCTGTGGGGTCAGTTGGTGGGCACTTCGTCTGCTGGCACACGGGAGACAGTGTAGCGACGAATCTGCTGAGAGTATTGACGCCACTGCTCAATAGTCTCGCTCACAATACGCTCCATCTGCCTCTCACTGCCCTTGTGAGTCGTACACTTGCCACACTTGCGGAAATACACGATGGGGTGCTGTGGAGCATCTACAGTGTCAATCTCGATGCGATAGTGAGCGTGCTTGACTGCTGTGACTGCCATGGGTGCCTTGCTGATGAATTAATTATAGCGTATGGAGAGCGTCATCCCTTACTGACTGTGACACTATGCGTACCGTCCTTATTCAGTTGACGGCAGAGCAATTCAGAATGTAGGCTACGTGCAAATTGCAGATCAAGTGTCTCATAAGATACCTCACCATCTTCAGGAGTGACAGCACTGACCTTGTAGTATTCTGAGACGAGCATTGGTGTGTTCCTTTGACTCTCCTAATATACACGGTTATGGGGTGCTGTGCTGCCATAGGGGACACTTCACGAGGTGGTCAGCTTGGACACACTAATCACTAATAAGAATACAACCATTATCACCACGTCCCATGACTTAGTGCGTATAAAGTAAGGAATACTAATCATATCAGCAACACAATTCAAACATACTCCTACTATCACATTCACATGTAAGATAATAAAGTATGCAGTGATAACACCAATACTACCTATTACTCTTGCTTTAGTATCAAGTTTCATATCATACTATCATTGCTCTACATATGATTTGAGTAGTGGCATTGCAGTATATGCTGTAGTCACATTTACATCTATGGGTTTACCTGGACGCTTGTGAGTGATGGGATAGATATAACACTGTTTTTTTGTGTTGTAGAATCCCCAGATGGAGACGATAGGCTCATTAGTGTAACTATACCTAGCGTGATTCCTAATCCAAATGCCAACGATGTTGGTCTTATGCTCTTTAATTTCATAGGTAAAACCTTCTGGTGGGGTGTGTGGGAAGTCAATTGGTAATTCTTTCATTCAAATACAGGCATTACACGGGTACGCATTTCTTTTAGTTGCTGGGTATCATTGCTATAGTAACCCATATTCATGTAGACAC